ATAACTATGGAGAATAATAATGGATATTGATGCTATAAAAAGCCGTCTTAATCAGTTACAGAACACTACATCTAACAACTTTTGGAAACCACAACTAGGAAAATCACAAGTAAGAATTGTGCCTTATACACACGATAAGAACAATCCTTTTAGTGAGTTGTTTTTTCATTACAGTTTAGTTCCTAACAAAACCGTTTTGTCTCCACTATCATTTGGTCGCCCTGACCCAGTTCAGCAATTTGCTGATAAACTGAAGTCAAGTGGCAACAAAGATGAGTGGATTCAAGGAAAACGGATTGAACCCAAGATGAGAACATTTGTTCCTGTTGTAGTTCGTGGTGAAGAATCAGAAGGTGTAAAGTTTTGGGGTTTTGGCAAAACAGTATATCAAGAACTTCTTGGTATAATTGCTGATCCTGATTACGGTGATATTTCTGATGCATCTATTGGTCGTGATATTGTCGTTGAACGACAAACACCTGCTGAAGCTGGTAATCAGTACGGTAAGACAACTATTCGAGTTAAACCAAATCAGACACCGCTTGCGGATGATTCTGAACTTTTGGAGAAGCTTTTGAATGGACAACCTAACATTGGTGAGTTGTATAAAGAACCAACCTTTGACGAATTGAAAGACCATCTTTCAAGTTTCTTAAACCCAACGGATAATGACAGTTCTGGCACGCCAGAACCTGAAATGGTTACGACTAAAGCATCTTCTAAAGTAGAAGATGATTTTGATAAATTATTTAATTCATAATCCCGCGGGCTCGATGGGGTGGTTTCCTCCTTTCTCCGCCCCATCGTTTAATAGGAGAAATTCATGTCAAACAGAGATGAGTTGGCTGAAGTATTAGCCAACGAACTTAATAAACAATTCAAATCCCATCAAGTTGCATATTTTCTTGATGGGGCACAAGAAACCCCAACTGATGTTACAGAATGGGTTTCTACAGGTTCTACGTTATTAGATTTAGCAATATCAAATAAACCACATGGTGGATTTGCTGCTGGTCGAATAGCTGAAATAAATGGACTTGAAGGTAGTGGTAAATCATTGATTGGAGCTCACGCTCTTGCCTCTACACAAAAGAAAGGTGGTCTTGCTGTCTATATAGATACTGAGTCTGCCGTTTCAGCCGAATTCTTACAGGCAATCGGAATAGATACCGATAGTATGTTATATGTTCACTTGGAAACAGTTGAAGATATATTTGATACTATTGAAACGATTGTTACAAAGATTCGTGAATCAAGTAAAGATAAATTAGTTACGATATTAGTCGATAGTTTAGCTGCCGCTTCCACTAAGGTGGAGATGGATGCTGACTTTGATAAAGATGGTTGGGCTACATCAAAAGCCATAGTTTTATCAAAGGCTATGAGGAAGATTACACAACTTATTGCTCGTCAAAAAGTATGTTTAATCTTTACTAATCAATTACGTCAAAAACTCGGTGTAATGTTCGGTGATCCTTGGACTACAAGTGGTGGTAAGGCATTACCTTTCCACGCTTCAACTCGTATTCGTTTAAAGAATATGGGGCAAATCAAAGATACTAAAAAAGATACCATAGGTATTAAAATCAAAGCTCAAGTCATTAAGAATAGATTAGGTCCTCCATTAAGGAGTGCCATATTTCCACTTTTCTTTGACAAGGGTATTGATGATTTTGCTAGTTGGTTAACTGTAATGAAAGACCACAACTTAGTTAAACAAGCTGGTGCTTGGTATACTTTTGTTGACCAAAATGATAAAGAACATAAGTTTCAATCCAAAGACTTTGGTGCTTTACTCTCAGACGTAGATACCCAGAAATATATTTATGATTCTATCTGTGAAAAGGTAATTCTAAAATATGATTCTAATCAGTTAGGCATAGATGATGTCACTACGGAAGATGAGTTTGTGGATGAGTAATGGTTATGATAGGAATTTATTAACTAAACGATTTTATGACTATGAAGATGATATTGAAACCAATCCCACGACACGAAAATTAGATGATCACGTTTTAGTCGTAGATGGTTTCAATACTTTCATAAGAGCATTTAGCGTCAATCCATCTTTGAATGAAGATGGTAGTCACGTAGGTGGGATGGTGGGGTTTTTAAAATCGATACGATACACAATTAACAAGTTTAAACCAACTCGTTGTATTATTGTGTTTGACGGTAAAAACTCTTCCGCCCCACGTCAAAAAGTATTTCCAGAATATAAAGCTGGTAGAAAAGTACGAAGTAGATTGAATAGAAATGTTGATTGGGTAGGTGGACCTCACGATGAAGGTGAGTCAATGAAACTTCAACTGGCTCGTTTAGTTGAATACTTGGAGTGTTTACCACTTACATTAATAGCCCTTGATAATCTCGAAGCTGACGATGTTATAAGTTATATCTGTACATCAACATTAAAAGGTTCAAAGTGTACTATCATGTCAGCAGATAAAGACTTTTATCAGTTAGTTAATGATAAAATTCAATTATATTCACCCACTAAGAAAGTAACTTATGATAGGGACTTAATAAGAAAAGAATTTGGAGTTTATCCACAAAATGTCTTAACTTGTAGGATAGTAGATGGGGATAAATCAGATGGTATACCCGGCGTAAGGGGAATTGGAGTAAAGACATTAGTAAAAGAGTTTCCAGCACTAACCGAGGATGAACATTTTGATGCCAAGAAGTTATTGGTTTCGGCAAATAAAAAAACAACAAGAATTTCGGATATGTTGGTTAAAAATGAATATATACTAAAAAGAAATTACATTTTAATGCAATTACATGATCCAGATATTAAAAATCAAACAAAATTGAAGATTGTAGATGCTGTTAATTCTTTAGCACCTAAGTTAGTTAAGTACCAATTGCAAACTCTGTTCGTAAAGGATAAATTATGGGGACAAATACCAAATTTTGATAATTGGTTAACAGAATTTAACATTCTTGACCACTATTGGAAAAATAAGAAATGAAGAAATTTAAGGGTAAACCCTCAAAAACAAAATTAAATATAAGGACATAACCTTAAAAATGAATAAAACAAAAACCATATCAGAATATGGGTATTCCTTTCAAATAAAGTTTATTGTTTGCCTAATTACAGATAAATTGTTTTTAGAGCAAATTGTAGACATATTGGATGAGAAATATGCGAGTAATGATGCTTTTCGTTGGTTAATAAAGGAAATAAGAGAATATTACAACGAATATAAAGATGTTATTACTATGAACGTCTTTAAAATCAAAATACAAGAAATAGACTCTGATTTATTACAGGTTAATGTTAAGGATGTATTAAAAGAAGTATTTAAGAGCATGGAAGCAACAGACCTTGATTATATCAAAGATAAGTCATTGGATTTCCATAAATCACAAGTATTAAAGGATGCTATAATTAGGTCAGCCGAAATATTGGAACGAGATGGCGATACTGATGAGATAAAAAGTTTAATTGATACTGCTATGCAAGCTGGAGTTGAGAGAAATTTAGGACACGATTATTTAGAAGATATTGAAGAAAGATATTCAGAAACAGCAAGAGTTACATCACCTACGCCGTGGGATATAATAAATGAATTAATGCAAGGTGGATTAGGTGCTGGTGAGTTAGGAGTTATAGTGGCTCCTGCTGGTATTGGTAAATCTTGGGTATTAAGTGCTATGGGTGCTTATGCTATATCCAAGGGGTTGAATGTTGTACATTATACGTTGGAGTTAAATGAAGCCTATGTTGGATTACGATACGATAGTATTTTTAGTGGTGTTGAGGGCCAGAATTTAAAATACCACAAAGAAGAAGTAATGGAAAGACTAGAAAAGCTAGATGGTAATTTGACTATTAAGTATTATCCTACTAAATCTTGTACTGTGAATACTCTTTCTGCTCATTTGAAGAAAGTAACTACATTTGGAACTAAAATCGACATGGTATTGGTTGATTATGCCGACATTATGAAAGATGTAAATAAACATACAGAGATGAGACACGCTTTGGGAAGTATTTATGAGGATATACGTGGATTGGCTGGTGAGATGCAAA